TTATTTAATCCGGCAGATACCATTTGATTACCAGATTCTAAATTTATATCGTCAAAAACAAAATCTTCTACCAAACATGGTAGTGATTCTAGTTTACCAGCATATCTAAAAAAACCATTCTCTGACATCCAATATGCAGCACCATCAACTTCTACACATGCATTTTGTCCTGCAAGTCCACAGTTAGTTCCAACTTGTGAAAAGGCAAATGTAAATGGTTGACCAACAAAACGTTGTGTGAATAAAGCTGTATCTGTCCAAACATATATTGCATCTCTACCTCTAATGGCTCCTCTTATTTGTGATCCATCAGCAAGTCTTTGTGTACCAGCTGTATTAGTTGCTGTAGGTGTGTATGTGTTTATGTCCTCTTGATCTGAGAATCTAATAAACATATCATCTTGTGTAGCTGTATCACCAATAGTTGTTTCTGTTCCAAAAAATACTAAGTGACGATCGGGTGTTGATACAACCATGTGTCTTGATGCAGTTGGTGCACCAGTTATAATTGTTGCTCTAGTGTCTGTTGCATTTGATAAACTAGAGTCCCACTCAAATACAGCACTGTCGTGTATTAAACAAATTGCTTTGTCACCAAAATTATCTAGTGACCACATACCAGGTTCTAATACTAAGTCACCTGATGCTGCTTCACCCCATGCAACATAATCACTTGAATTAGTTACGGTAGCTCCATCACTGTGTGCTGCTCTAGTTGTTCCTCTAACAGCTCTAGTAATTCCTGTTAAATTATTTCCTGAAACGCCAGTATAAGATATTTCTTCTGTACCTACTAAAATAAAATTAGTTCCTGAATCTGGAAAGTTAGTGGTGCTTGTAAGTGTAATACTTGTTCCTGATCCTCCTGTTCCAAAAGCATTATCTCCAAGAGCTCCATTTAATGTTGTTGTAATTGCAGAACCATCTTCTCCACCCCAAGATCCAAGACCCCAACCAAAACCTTTTTGTTGAACAGCTGAACCCACGGTATAGTAATGTTGAACTCTAATACCACCAGATGTAGTTGCGCCAGATCCAGTTTCGTTTGATGGCATTGTAATTGTAATAGTTGTGGTTGTTGGCACAGATGTCACCATAAATTTTTTATCGTCAAAATCAGATGCACCAAAGTTAGATCCTGTAATTGTAGTAAAGTTATCTAATAAAATAATATCTTGAGGATTAATACCATGACCGGAAGAGAAAGTTATTGTAACAGTTGGTGATCCATTGGTCGTGCTGAATGCACTTGTAAGCGTTGTTGTAGATTTAATTGGATGTATGTCATAAAACACACCCCCAGAGTATGCATATAAAATTCTGTTTGTGCCAATAATAGCGTATCTTCTACCTAAACTATTAACATAGTGATGAAGTCCACGACCTGCACCAGTTAATTCATTTTCATTAAGGTTACCTAATTGATTCCAACCACCTATTTTTTCTGGTGATCCATATCTAAACCTAACATTATCACAATCTACCCATTGCCCTTCGGCACCTGTCGGTGTAATTTGTTTGTTAATACCGGGCTGAAATCCTATCTTTTGAAGCATATTATTCCTAAGTTTAGCTTACTTTACTTGATTATAACAATAAATCAACGTCGTATTTTTCTATGATATCTTCGGGTAAATAATCATGTATATTGTAGTTTTGACGTTTAATTGAATCAACTCTAATTTTATGCAAGCCTATGATATGGTCCTTGTACCGTATTTCGTTAACCTTAAATTGTTGTAGTTTTTTATTAATTATTTTAACACCCACAAAGTTACTTAATGTTTTTAAAAAAACATCTGTATTGTTGACCAAATCATCATAGTAAAATAATTTATAATTTTCTTTTTGTTTAATTATATTTTTAATACTCCATAAACTTTTACCAATCATACCTTCCTCACTCATTAAGTGTTCAACATATGGGTGAATATCGTGTTTAGTATAGTTACCGTTTTTAATTTGAAGTTTTGCAAAAGAAGCAATGCACTCTATCACAGGTCTAATTAATATAATAAATTTAGGTTTTTTAATTAATTGTTTTATTATAATTAAATTATCCGGCGTGCCCCAAGGGCCTCGATCTATTATAGTGTTTGTTTTCCAATCCTTGTAGTAATTTGTTATAACCATTTCTATTACATTGTTTAAAGATTTATGGTCTGGAAAATTTTTAAATATGTCAGTGTTTTTTAAAGTGCATAAATAATATAAAATATCTGGCACTATTGAATTAGCAGTTATTTTTATATTTTTGTTTTGATTAACTATTGAACCTAACAACGTGTTACCTGCTCTTGGTAAACCACATAAGAAATATATTTTTTTCATCTTTTGTTTTTTTTAAACCAAAAGGGTAAACCAAGGTGTGGTCTACCATCAAACATGTTATCTTGTGATCCTGGTGTTGCACTATCATTATAATGTAAAAATACCTGTATGCATTCTTGACCTTTAAATTTTTCTCTCCAATGTTCTAAGTCACATCCAGAATAAACTAACATATCTCCTGGTTTTAAATTTATCTCAATGGTTTTATTTTTAGTAGACTTAATATATATTGGCCAATTATCACCACCTAAATTCATAGTGGTTGATATTTCACAACTAAACCTATCTTTATGTTTTTTAAGTTCGTCACCTTTTTTATAAAATCTAGTATAACTGTAAGCAGGATATAAGTTAAGTTTAGTTACTTTTTCTATTAATGGTTGACATTTTAATAATAAGGTTTCCATAGACACATTTCCATATTGACAAAATGTATACGGTATCATGTCACCAGCTTCTTCATAATAACCATTCATTCTTTCAAATGGTGATAAGTATTTTAATTGTCTACAAGTATCATAAACTTGTTTTTGCATGGCAAAAGAATTTGCTAAAAAAATAGCTAAATCTTTCGATACAGCTTGTTTAATAATTTCGTATTTATTTTTTTTAAAACTCATGAAAAAGATATATTTCCACTTACTATTACTTTTTTATTATCTCTTGATGGTAAAGACTCATGTGGCAACGCACCAAAAAAAATTAAACATTTACCTGGCACTGGTTTAGATTCTAAATGTTGAGTATAATGAATATATGGATAACCCAAATTATAAAATCTTGTAGGTCCAGATTTTTTTCCGCCATCAATATATAATATAAATGAATACGATGCTTCCTTACTATCGTGTATATGCATGTTATGCCAATCCGATACACCGTATTTTTGAATCCATATTCTTTCTATACTGTAAGATTTTTTATTTAAAAGTTTAGCGACTTGACTAACATAATCTTTTAAATATTTTTTTATTTCTTCTTTTAAATAATTTGGTAAATCATTATCAAAATAAGACGTAGATACTTCAGAATATTTTTTTATTTTATGTTCTTTTATTTTTTTATATAGTTTTTTATCTATTTGTAAGTCTGTTTGAAATATACTTTGAACAAAAGATGACTCAATAATTTTAAACATTTTTAGGTATCGCCTGTATATTCCAGTGTATAAATCTAAAAGGAGCCTTTCCATAATCCAGACTATATTCATGTTGCAAATATCCTGGAAATATAATTAAAGTTCCTGGTTGAGGTCTATAATGTATTTTATCATGTCCAGACCAAATCCCTTCTAGATTCGGTTTTAAATGTAATTTAGTCGCTAGTGCGGCTATTTTAGGTTCATGAAATATTGGTGCAGAAGTTTCAAGACCGCATTTTAAAAAATAAAATCCTGATACATGTTGATTCCAATGTAAATGTGTTGAATGGTGACCACCGCCTTTTTTAGCAAATTCCTGTACCCACATTTCTGTAAACACTGTTTTATATCTATCCATGTGGTATCCCATGTTATCTAAAAACTCCCAAGATTTTTGACCAATGTAATCTCTAAAATCTAAAAAATTATTATCATTTAATAAAGGCGTTGAATGGTGAGTAATACCAAAATCCCCGTAATGTTTTATAAATTTTTTGTTTCTTTTTTTAGCTTCTTTAATATATTTGTCAGAAGCTTTATTTAAACTTTTTACATATTCAGGTTTTTGTTCAACCCACATTGGTGTTGCAAAGAGATCTTGTTTTTCCATACTATCCTATTGTCCTTTTCATTTCAGCGATTGGAAATCTTAAACGTTTACAATCATTCCTAGATATATTTGTAATAAAAGTTACTAAAGTCAATCTACCTTGTTTAATATCTTTGTCAAAAAAACCGTTTGCTGAATGCCATTGATGTGCGTCAAAAGCTAACATTCTATTAAAACAACTATTAATTTCTATAGTTTTTTCAAATTTAGAATTATTTTTTTTTAATGCGTTAAAATAAAATTTATCAAATTTTTTATTATTTATGTAATAACTTTTTTTAAGTTTATCTAAATTAGGATCTAAAGATTTATGAAAAAATTTTGGTCTATATATAGAAGTTCCGCATTCTTTGTGTCGAGACAAATATATTATCGAAGATAACTCACTTCCATTGTCCTTATGAATCCATGCTTCTTTTGAACCCTCTCCATAATCTATATATTGAAAATAAGACTCTGCATGCCAAATTAAATTTGTTATAGTATCGGGAAAAATAAGACGTAGTATTTTGTTAGTTACAAATTCAAACAAATTATAATTAATTTTAGATAAATTAAATGATCTTTTACCGGGCCAAGCGCCATTTGGATCTTGAGAAAAATCACAAGTAGATGCAAAGTCTATTACTTTTTTTGGGTCATCAAAAAAATTATCTGCTACATAAGTTGGAAATAACATTATTTAAATGGTTTGCCCACGTTCCACACAACTAGGCTATACCTTACTCCTTTTGTTACTGGTTTAACTCTGTGCCACACAAAACTAGGAAACACAATAATGGAACCTTTTGGTAATATTTCTTTACATTGCAATTTGTGTTTAGATTTATCTCGCATGTGTGGATCATAGTTTCTAAAATCAAATTCTAATTCTCCACCTTCATATTTTGATCCATCTGTTAATTGACAAGTTACAGATAATTTTCTTATTTCATTATTTTTATTGGGTTTTGAACCTGAATCACAATGCCAATTATAATATTGATTTAACTTATATTTTGTAAATTGACATACTTCAAAACCATGCAATTGAAAGTTCCACCCTGCATTTTCATTAGCTTGATGCACATATGGTAAGACCTCCTTATTTATCCAAGTTTCATTTAACCACACTACATTAGAGTTTCTTTTCTTTTTTAAATTTAATATATCTTTTTTTCCTAAATTTTTATTTTCAAAAGGTCCTGTAACACCTAATTGATCTTTTTGTTGTAAAGCAAATTTAATTATTTCATCACAAAATTTGTGTGAAAGCGCAGATTTAAAATACCAGTAATAACAATCTAAGTTCATGGTTTATTTCTAAAAGATAAATTTAAAATACAATTTAATTGTTCTGATTTATTTTTAGCAATGTGATAATTTAATGTTGATGGAAAAAACACAAAATCATTATTATTTAAATTCATTATTTTTGTGCATTCTTTTAGCTTGTGGTTGTCATATCTAATTATAATTTTAACAGAATCTTTTCCAACATTAACTCCATATAAACAAGTGTAGTCAGGAGAATTTTTTACATCCATAGCGTTGTAAGCACGTAAGGGTTCTGATCTTTCTTGTGGAAAGAAAAACATAGACTCACTGCCAAAATTTTCTAAAAAACTTAAATTATGTTTAATTGATAAAAACTCTCTCATGTAGTTTCTTATTTTATCTAATTCTCTACTAAAAGGTGTTTCTTTAAGGTCATCATGAATACCTTGTTTTAACATAGCATAAAATATAATTTCTCTGTTAATATCAAAGTGTTCTGGCATTTTTACATGCCCATAATAAATAGCTGTTTCTGACAGTAGAATCTTTCTCATTTTTATAGAAGTATTATAATACTAAATATCTTTTTCGTCAACAATAACCCAACCTTGAGTATTGTCTGCTTGATGAACAGTTTCGTTCCATTCATATTGCCAACGAGCATTATGACCGTTTTCTAATCTGGATTGATTTTCTGCTAATTGATCAGCAGATAATTCCGGTGGTTCACCGATTGGTGATTTCCATTTTGCAGTTGTTGTATCTTTTACCCAAGAACCATATGGTTGTGGTTCCCAAAAAATTTGATTTGCACTGTCCCAAATAAAACCTATTCCAGCGTAGTTACCTCGGTATGCTTTTGAATTATCACCAGAAGAGTGTTCATTAAATTTTGTATTATAAGAAGTTTTAATCCAAAGATGCGCTGGCCAATTACCACATCTCTCCATAAATGCTTGACCAATAGATTCTTGTTCGTTTCCTTCTGCGTCTTGACAGTCTTTGTCTGCTACAACCACAGTATTTAAAACAATATTTTCTTCAGAAATTTTTGCAAAGTGTGCCATAGTTTTATGCTTGAAATTTGTATCTTATTATTACAACTCCACTTCCTCCTGCTCCTCCTATGGTGTTGTCTGAGTATTGAGCTCCTCCTCCACCACCACCGCCAGTGTTTGTTTGTCCACCGCTGCCGTTAGTATTTCTTCCGCCATTACCGCCGCCTCCAGCGCCTCCATCACCTCGTTGGCCTTTACCGCCGCCACCGCCGCCGCCACCTCTGGCAACAGCAGAACCTGTTATAGATGACGTTGCTCCATCGCCTCCATCACCACCAATTCCATTATTTCCTTGAGAAGACATTCCGCCGCCTCCAGCTTGTGTGGCTCCGCCACCTCCGCCGCCTCCGGCTCCCATGTTTCCACCAACTCCTCCATTAGTTCCTTGTGCTGGACTAGTTGAAGGTGTGTTACCAGATCCACCTGGTCGTCCACCGCCACCATCGTTGTCGGCGCTTCCACCGCCGCCACCGGATCCACCGTTTAATCCTGAATTTTTTCCTGCACCAGCTCCACCGCCACCTGCAGATGATATTGGAAAAGCTTGAGAAGCTCCTCCTGTTCCTCCGTTTCCTGTTCCTGGACCAGAAGAACCTGCTGCTCCAACAGTTATAGGATATGATTGAGCACAAACTGTTTGTGCACATCCTCCCGCGAGTGGACTAGCACTGTAACAACCCGCTGCAGCAGAAGGAGATTCTCTAAATCCCCCGGCTCCGCCGCCGCCACCGCCTACACGTCTAGCGCCGCCGCCACCGCCACCGCCAGCTTGAACTAACCAAGTTACACTATTAGAACCATCAGCTTCTCCTGCACAAGATACAACGAAACATCCTGAAGAGTTAAAAGTGTGAATTTTAAAACTACCGCAAGTAGTAATACAACCACCTGTAGCGCAAACAAATTTTAAACCAGGGCCTCCTCCACCAAATCCTAAAATCTGGTAACCAAAAGATTTTGTTTTTCTGTTAGATTTTTTCTTACCTTTTGCTGTTTCAAAAGTTCCTAGTTTTAAATCTCTCATGTATTCCTCCTATTATGCGTCGTTAGCAGCATCAGTAGTGAAGAATAATTTAACACCTAATAGTTTAGCATCTGCAGTTAAAGAATCTGCTGACACGTCTCTTGATATTTGAAAGAACACCTCTTCGTCTGTACTAGGTGAACCTGCAATAGTAACTGCTCCACTCTCTGCTGTGACGTCTAAATCGTTTGCTGTACCGCTGTGTGCTTTTGCTGTTGGTGCAACTTGTGTTCCAAATGCAGTATTAATACTGTCATTATCTGCGATCGCAACACCAGATAAACCCCAAGATACAGTTCCTGTGTTTGTTGAATCTGCTGTAAAGTAAGCTTGAAAAGTTACAGTTCCTTCGTTCCATGACTTAGGAAAAGCAACTGCAAATTGTGCAAATTCATCTGAATCTTTATCAAAATCTAAAGTTTTAATTTCTGGACCATTTGATAATTCTACTTGCGCTATTGCTGCACATCCGTTTGTAGAGTTAGGATACATAGCAACTGCTGGAACCCAAATAGTTTCTTTACCTGCAATTTTAA